TTCCAATGGATTTTATGCGTAACAGCGAATCCTCGCGTCTTCAGCTTCTGGCGGGTTTAATAGACAGCGATGGCCATGCCAGTCAATGTGCTGGAAAGGAGAACACTTGTGAAGTTACTTTTAAAAGTCAAGTCCTGGCGAATGATCTTCTCAAGCTGGCCCAATCGTTAGGATTTCGGGCTGTTCTGACTCCTCGTACAGCGACCCTCAAATCCAGAAACTACTCCTGCACTGTCTATCGGGTTACTCTTTACGGCGATCTATGGCGAATTCCAACTCGTATCCCCCGGAAACAATGGAAACCATCGGTTCTTCGGGAGAATCCCCTTACTTATGGATTCGATGTCGAACCATTAGGTGAAGGCGATTACTACGGATTCGCCGTTTCTGGACCTGATCGGCTGTTTCTATTGAAAGATTTCACTGTTGCTCATAATAGCGAGACTATGGCGGGTATCATCGTTACCTGTTGCGTCATTCTCCCGGCCCTGGCTCGTATCTTCCCCGAACAACTCGGAATCTATGCTAAAGGATTCTGGGTAGGTATCTATGCTCCGACCGGGGAACAGGCGACTACTCTCTATAATAGGGTGTACATGAGAGCGCGGGGCGAAATGGCCCAGAGCGTGTATGAGGACCCTGAAGTGGACACGGGACTTGAAAAGCATGGTTGCCGTTGGAAGAATGGCTCCTTCGTATTCATGCAATCCGCTTCCACCAAGTCCCAGATCGAGTCCAAGTCATTCCATTTGATTGCTGTTGATGAAGCTCAGAACGTGGACGAGCTGGTTATGAGCAAAAGTATAGAGCCAATGGTGGCGTGGACGAACGGAACCATTGTTATGCTAGGTACGACTTCAGAGCACCCTTGCTATTTCTACGACGTGATTTCCCGCAATCGGGCGGACAAGATGGCGCTTCCACCGGATAGGCATAACCACTTTGAGCACCACTATGAGGAAGTGCTCAAGTACAACGTCCGCTATCAGAAGCACATTGAAAACATGCTCAAGAAGCATGGCCTTCATTCCCGCTACTTCCAGATGAGCTACTGCCTTCGCTGGTACTTTGAAGAAGGTCTGGCAGTCAGTGACTCTGACTTGAAGACCCACGCCATGCACATTCGGGTTGGGCTGACCCGCTATACCGATGCCCCTGTCGTTGTGGGGATTGACCTGGCTCGAAAGCGGAATGCTTCCGTGGTCACCGTAGGGCAACTCATGCGAACTGAGGTGTTGTATGATGAAGACGGTATGCAACGGGAAGTCGAACGCCTGGTCTATGTAAAGGTGTGCGACTGGCTGGAGATCGAGACTTCGACGTACCCGGATCAGCGGGCAATGATGAAGGCGTTCCTTGAACCTTATACGAACATTCGGTACATCTGTGTGGATTCCACGGGAGCGGGGGATGCGGTGTTCCAAGAGATGTGTGCGGAATGGAGCTTCACTCACAACATGGAAGCGTTCATATTCAGCCCAAAGAGCAAGAACTACCTGATGACCCTGTTCTACGAGTTTCTATGGAAGAATCGTATCATCATCCCCAGCACAGATGAGGTGCGGTCCCTGGCAAAATGGCAACGTTTCTATCTCCAGATGGTGAATCTTGAGAAGGTTACCCGGCATGGTTATACTTACTTGACGAAGGGCCATAGAGAGAATAGTCGTGATGACTATGCGGACAGCCTTTTCCTTATGCTCCATGCGGCCCGCATGTCAATTCAGCATAATGGAAGCATTGAGGTCAACGACGGCGGAATCTTCACCGGTACGGCTCGCCAGCCTCAGAGCAAGTACCGCGGCCTTGAGGGAATCCGGGCCGCTGTACGTGATGGAACGTACGGCGTGAATCGCCTCCGAGATAAGCGGGCTGAACGCCTGGCTGATAAGCTGATGAGGATTTGAAATGTCCACACTAATAGACAATGCAGTTAGTAAGATCAGTACGATTCTTGGGCTCTATACCCGTCAGGGGAGCGCAACTCTTGAGTCCATTCTGGATCAGCGCGAAGCAGTTCGCATTCAGCAACAGCGTCAGTATTGGGCGATGTACAATGGCCGTCATTACGACTATGTTCGGGATGATGGCGAGATGCCGTATGTGAACTACTGCTATGGCGCAGTGGAGAAGAGTGTAGCCTGGCTTGTTGGCGAGGCTCCTAAGCTAAAGGCGCGGGAAGACATTCACACGATCATTGATGAAATCTATCAAGAGGTGCTCGAAAACTCAATGGGCGATCGGTTCTGGTATGAATCGGCTCAAATGGGTGCGGTAACCGGAGACTGTTTGCTCCATGTGGCTTACGATCCTTCCGTCAACTACGGCAAGGGCGGGGTAGCCATTCGTACGATGGACTCGGAGAGGACTTTTATCGAGTACCGAAACGTCGGGCAGAAGCGGAAGCTAACCAGGGTAATGGTGATCTGGGACGAACTAACCAGAGAAGGTGTGGTTAAGACCCGTGCCGAAGTCTGGAGCGATACGGAGATCAAGGTCTATCCTCCTGGCATCCCGATTGGCATTCAAGGGTTCATTGATGACTCCAAACAGCCGCCGGAACAGGTCGATCAGAGTGGAAACGCTTTCATCACCTATCCGAATCCTTATGGCGAGTTGCCTTTTGTACACATTCCCAACCTCCCTGTTTCCTATACAGTGCATGGCCGGTCCGATTTGCACGACCTGTGGATTCTGAACCGGGAAATGGATGAGCAACTTCTTTCATATAAAGACAATGCGGATTATCATGGTAACCCGCTCACCCTGCTTTATGGCATTTCCGCAAAGGACGTGGAGAAAGGAGCTAACAAAGTATGGGGTAACTTGCCGAAAGATGCAAGGGTCGAAAATCTCACTCAGGACTCCACGCATCCGCAAATCATCGAGTATCTCAAGATGCTTGAGAAGTATGCGGGACTATCTACGGTTCCAATGTACCTGTCCGGTGCGGAATCCGCGATCCAATCGGGAGACACTTCAGCCGCGGCTCTTAGACTGGCCTTTCTCCCCCTTGTGGAATTGACGAATCGTAAGCGCATGTCCTATGGCCTTGGATACAAGCAAGCCTTTGAAATGGCAGTGCGATTCACCAACAACATCTTTGACCTCGGCCTGGAAGCATTGGATGCACCCGATCCGAAATTGAAGAATCGTCTGAAAGATTCTCCGATGGCGAAGAATAAGGCCGCAATGAACAAACTGCTGGCTTTGCGGACTCAGCCGTACTACACGACTGAGGTTCTCTTCCAGGAGCATCTTCCTAAGAACAGAACCCTGGAGCTGGCTGATATTCAGACGGAAATGCAGTTGAATATTGAGAGCGTTTCCGGTGCCCTTCGCCGCCTCGGCGTCGCCGATCCGCAGGCTAAGATGCAAGAAATCATTGATGACGCTCCGTTCATTCAGGCGATGCAACAGTACACTTCTCCACCGCAACCAGACTTTGGCGGAGGGGATACAGGGGACACAAGCGGAACCGCTGGAGGGCCGCCTGGGGAGCAGAACGCCAATCAGATTGAAGAACAGACTGGACAATCGGCTGACCGCACAATGGCGCAACGCGCCGCGCAGGGGAAAGGAGGTATCTAATGAGCACGACAGAAGGTAAAGGAAAGCTCGATCTACCGAAGGCGAATGCCGCTTTCTATGAAGGGCTTCAGATGGGACAGATCGCTCCAACCAAGATGGAGCAACGCTTTTCCCCTGGTACCGTCGGAAATAGTAAGTACATGGAGAATCGCAGGCTCTCTCCTGCGGAACGGGAAGGACTTGTTCCAGTTGTAGGTGACTGGAAGAAGGCACCCGTCAAGCGTAAGGTGTAAAGTAGTGGACACGCGAAACTCTAACAGATACGGAGTAGACTATGCCTAATCCTCGTAACGACTATGGACCTTTCGACGGACCACCGGCTTCGATTCAAAGTGATCGAAGAACGCTGGCCGCAGTTCTGTATGAACGCTACCAAAAGACTTTGCCAACGGAGCAAGAAGTATTTGAGTACTTTGGAATGTCCCGTCCGGCATTGAGTACGGCGGCAGAACTACAGGACTGGAACAGACGCTTCATCAAGCTACTTCGGCGCTTCATTGCAGAGAAGTGGAAACTGGATGTGGCGCCGCGTGAGGTCGGAGCTGGAGCGTATCGGATTCAATAGGCAAATTTAGTAACCCAGGAAGTTAATCATGTCTGCATTAGATGAACTCACAAGAGCCGGTGCCGGAACCGCTGTACAAGACCCACCCCCTGCTGTAACCGGATCGCAGGGCTCCTCCGGTACTTCGACTCCCGAACCGTCGATCGAAGATCGGCTTAAATCTTTGAACCTGAAACAAGATCAAATTCAAAGAGTTCTGGATAGCGGGCTGGTAAATCCTAAGCCCGTAAAGCTGGATGATCTTACCCCGGAGCTGAAGCTAGAGGTTGAGCGCGTTGCCCGTGAACGGGAACAGAAAGCCGCTCAGGTCATCAAAGAACAGCTTTATGACAGCGTGACCAAATCACGCGAAGAAGTAGCCGCTTTGAAAGCCGCTATGGAAGCAAACGAGAAACGTATTCGTGATGAAGAGGCCGCTAAGCTGGCTATTATCAAAGCGGAAGAAGACAAGAAGCGTACTCTTGAAGAGAAGCTGGAAGCGATGAGGATCGACTTTGAACTCAAGCAACAGCAAAGCGTCGCCGAGGCGGATAGACGGGTTAAAGAGATTGAAGCCCAGCTTCAACTTACCGCCCTTGTGGGACTTAGAGAAAAGCTCATCCTTCAAGCGGGAACGGAC